AAAAAAATAATTGACGATGATACCGGCAAGCGTGTTAGAAAACATCTCAGTATCGCCTCACGTGATGAACAAGTATGGAAGACAGTTTCTCAAAGATATATCCAAGCCGATATAAATTTATTAAAACTAAAAATAAAAAAATAATTATTTCCAAAGCCTAGCGCCATGATAGCGTGCAATCATGTTGATGCTAATTCTAGGATATTGAGCATCTTGCCTTGGTTCCACGCTGTGTACAGATCTCTTCACGTTAAAGAACATTACAAAATTGTTACTCTCATAGGGACAAGTCTTAACAACCGGACCAGGAGATACCAATTCTCTCAATCCCGTCATTTGTAGATTATCAGTTTTGTGTATATTAAATCCTCCCCCGGTGCTGTGATCATACTTGTGCTTTAGATATAACAGTCCAGCATATATTTCTTTTTCGTTGTCGCAGTGTGGCGTCCTGTTGCTGATATTGTTCTCTGGTGGATGTTTCACAAAGTTAAAATCGGTAAAACAATTGGCGCCTTGGGGTATTTCTATTTTTGATCGATCCTCTAGTACTATCTTGTCTTTCTTGATAGGCAATATGTCATGCCATGGAGAAAAAATATCCATTACTTGATTGAAGAATTCCCGACTAGTATGGTATTCTGTAAACTCTCTCCAGATGTTGCTGATTTTCCAACTATCTTTCTTGACCTGATTCACATGATAGGTTCTTTTACCGTGATGGTCTCTGGTCTCCTGCAGATCTATCATCTCATTAGGTAGCGTTGACAATAACTCATTGTGTATTTGCTCCGGCAATGCCTGCTGGATCATGATGTAAGGATAGGGATCCGATTCTACTCTCTTGAAGTTTTGTAGTACACTGATATTATTCATTTTTTAAAAAACACAGCTCCACATGTGGTCCTTGCAATACTCTATTCACTAAAACAGCAAGTCCTTTGTTTTTCATTTGTTCTATTACTTTGTCTAGTTTGTCTTTGGCTATGTCTATGGGTTCAAAATACAGCTCAAATTCTGCATGTATCATGCTCACAGGAAAGTCCAGTTCTATAATTTCTTGGCACATCTCGTACCATCTTCCCTCTATGTCAAATTTAATCATATCTACATTTTTGCCCAGTCTTTTGGTTATGGATTTTAGATTTTCTGTCTCTACTGTTATAGTATCTACTAGGTTTGTTGGATCATGGTTTTCCAAACTCCAACATCTTTTTTTATGATCCGTGGTGTAGAATTGCATAGATCTCTCACTGGGATCATATGCACGCATGGTATGTACAACATTGGCTCCTCGCCTATTGGCCACGGCGATGGTATCTAGTGATATGGGACTTGGATCCCATGTGTGTATTTTAACTGATTTGTTGTCTTTCCTTACGCCTTCTTCAAATCTTATCTCTTTGGACACACCAAATCCCCAAAATGTTTTTATGCTCTTCCTCAGAATGTCGGGGGTGCTGTATTGTTTATATCTGGTCCATCCTTTTTCTGGTACCATGGGAAATTTTTTTTCGTATGCTCTACAAACAGCAAGTGTTTCTGGGGAGTTATAAAAAGACATACAGTACTTAGTTAAGATAATAATTCTTTTATTTTCTGGTTAGTTTCCTTAGAAAAATATAACTCACAGAACGGCCTGGTTGGTAATTTATCACGACGTGTCTTCACAACCAATGAGCTGTTGGCTTCAAATACCATTAGGGTGTTTTGATAGTAGGTCAGTATTTTTTCTTGCTTGCCGTTAGATATAAGAATATCCTCGGCGCTGCTTTTGTCGGTCCTTTGCCTGAAGAACCAATATCCGATGTATCCTGCAGTTTGTTTGGGTTTGAATGGCCTAATAAAATCTTCATGAAAATATACGTTAATATGATTTTGATCTATAAATGTTTTCCACCTCTCATGCTCTATGTTATTCCACTGCTCGTACAGTCGATCATAGATGTCTAATTTTATGAAGTTCTTGCAGTAGATATGTGGTATGGGATCTTTATGGCAATTGTGTTTAGTCACTTGCCAATTCGTATGCATCATGATGAGAATAGATTTATTAATTCTTTCTTCCAAACGTCACTGTATTCGCAATTTCTATAGTTTTCAAACCACGGTCCGCCTTCTGTATAATGTAATATTTTTGGAGCACCGTCTCGAGGTTCTTTATACCATCCTACTAACCAGTTATACTCATGAGGTAAAGATCCAATGTCAGAATCTTCTAACCAACTAAATCTATGTAAGAATTTGCCTGTTTCTTTGTTTAATAATTCTGGAGTAAGAATTCTATTTTTAGGATGAGCGCAATTCCATAACACCATGGAACTCCAGTTTTTTCTAGGATATGCTAGTTGCATTTGTCCGTCCATTTTAACACCTTCTGGAGGAGTGTAATCGTGTTGTACACACACCACTGCTTTACTGTCATCACAGTATTGTTTTAATTCATCAGCATCTATCTGCCAAACAAAATCGCAATCACAGAACACTGCCCAACCTTGATAATTTTGTAGATACGGTATAAAAAATCTTGTGAATGTAAATTCTGTGCTGGCCAGTCGATCTATTTCTCTAGTGTAAATTCCAGCTTCTCTAAGAGTTTTCATCTTTAAGGGAACCACTTCGGTATTTTGATTTCTACGTTTAATTGAATGCTCACATACTTGATACGTGATATCTTCTCGTGGGTCGTAACCTACATATACTTTCATAGTTTTCCTTCCTCTCGCATCTTCTTTCTAATATCTGTAGCAGAAATTTTTTGTATATTTTCTGGCAAAACAATTTCTTCTATCTTATAACCAACTCCTCTACCATAACAAATATTAGTTATATTTGGTACTAGAGTTACTCGAATTCTATTTTTATAAGGTTGTAATGCTTGTTCTATATTCTTTTTAACTGTTTCAAAATCAAATGGATTGTCACCTACTCCTTGCACATCTCGAACCTGTATATTGACTTGTCCCGTCTTTTTAACAATTTCTTCAAACAGTGCTTGATGACCTTCGTGCCACGGTTGCCATCTACCCAACATTTGTGCTGTGGGTCGACGATTATCCCAGATATATTCCTGTACTTCATCTGCTATCCTTAAAGACCACAATTCAGCATTTTGTGTAGGTACTCGAAAATCATATTCTTCTGGAGGCACAAACATCTTATTAGTGTCTTCAAAACGTCCTTCTTTAATAGTATCTACCCACACAATATAATCAGCAGCAAAGTCTTCTCGAGTTTTTTTAGTTGGGCAAACAAAGTCTGCAATCACGTGTTTGCCACGGTCTAATCCTTCTTGTGCTAGGCGTTTCATACGTTCCGCTTGTCTTGTCCTGCCCTCTAGTGAAAAATCCCAATCATTAGCTTCTGTTCGTACTCGATCAGCATTTAACCACACAGCACCTAGTAGGGTCGCTAGTTTATCAGAGAGATAACTCTTGCCAGATCCTGGTAATCCCATTACTAATATTTTTTTATTTTTTACCATGTATGATTTTATGTATGTGTTGCCAGTTATTTACTCGGATGATATTTTCATGTTCTAAACCCTGGTTATAATCATGATCGTACAATAGTGGTTGTAAACCATATTCTAAACCTTTTTTAGCATTGGTCCATTTGTCTTCTACCCACCATAGTCCTGTGCCATGGAACTCTGCCAGTGCTGCATCTTTGTGATCTCCTGTTTCTAATATAAAGAAATTTGTGAAAACAGTATCGCCAAACAATTCTGCCAATCTTCTTTTTCTTAATTCCTGTGCTGGTATATCTGATGTTTGTGATGTTATAGGTATAAATGTCCAGCCCTCGGCGTGTAATAATTTTACCCAAGTTTGTGCATCTGGCATGGGCAGTTGTGTACTCATCCATGCACTCTTGTTAAATTCTCTAACTAATTCTCGAGAAAGATCTCGGTGTATGCCATATCGAATACTCATATCGTACTCGTGCTCTGTATTTTCTAATTGGGGAAATCCTTTGGTTGCCATCCATTTATTAAAATGGTCTTCCCATTCCAATAGTACACCGTCAACGTCTGTGAGTATTATTCTATCTGATTGTGGCATCTTCCATACCAGCCACTCGTAATTTGACTATATTGGTCAACTGCCATTGCTTTTGATCCAACCCTTTGGTTATACCTAACCATTTGTTTCTTAATAGAGCAAATTCATTGATAATTTTTTCCATATCTACCACATCAGATTCTCCATCCACATACTTGTCAGCATCTCTGGATGTCAATGCTCTGTTATAATTTTCTAGGAATTTTTTAAATGTTCTTGATCTCAATCTTCGATTTTCAATATTGAGATATTCTAATATAGCTTCTATTTCTTGCAATTGATTAAATCGTTGTTCTACTACTCCTGGCAGCGATGCTGCTGATTTTTCGAGATTTCCAAAAATATATATTTCTTTTCTTGCTGCTTCAAACTCTTGATCGAAATGTTTTATACAATCAGGTATTAGACCGATATCCTGACTTACTTTTGTGTACCAGCTCATTATTCGTCGTATCCATCTTCTTCGTCTTCGTCAAACACGCTTTCAATAGCTTCTTCTAATTTCTCATCGTATTCTCCAGCGGATTTGATCACTTTGGTTGGAACGCCAATGTCCACCAATGTCTTAATAAAGTCCACAGCACAATCCACTTTCTGCCTATCTGGCACATAGTGATTGATTGAGTTCCATATCTGTTCTATTTCTTCGTGTGTAAATTCTTGCATTTCTATTTCTTTTTGTAAAGAGTTTTGAACTTACCATTAACAGAATAGTAACCTTCTATTTCTTTATTTTTTCTCTTTTTTATTTTCTTCCTCATAATAAAAAACCCAAACATTTTTGCCAAACTGACAGTAGCGTCCTTTTATTTCTTTATTTTTTTTCTTTTTTAGTTTCTTTTTCACTCTCTTCTTTTGGTTCTGCCTGTTTAACATTTAGATAATCGTTCATTATCATTGTTAATTTATCTCCATCCCAATCTTTTCTATATTCTAGATGCTCTTTGCCTTTGCTGTCTATGTATTTCAATCTATTGCCAGATTGTACCAGCACTCCTTGTTTCTCAAACAAATCAACCAATCCAGAATAAGGATCCATACCAGTGTCATATGGAATCTTAACTTGGACACTTTCAAAGGGTTTGGCATATCGAGTCTTCATGACTTTACATGCCGCTCGAATGCCTCTCACTTCAGAAATTTTATTACCTGCTTCGTCTTCTTTTAATTTTAATTTTTTCATTGCTATCACAATAGATGATGCATAGATAAATCCTTGACCTCCAGATATTTTGTCATCCGGATCAAACATATCCTGAGAAGCATACGTGTGATTGGTTGCGATCAATCCCACATTCCAAGAACCAAACATGTTTACACAATTTCTTACCAGTGCTGTTAGGGCTTTAGGTTTTCTACCCAAATCACCTTTCATCTCTCCTGCTTCAAACTGATTAACATCTGTGGGAGTTAACAACATACCCAAAGAATCTATAACAAATAGAATTTTAGGTGCATTCTCTCTATTGTCTGGATTTTCTTCTCTGTAGCCTTTCATAAATTCTGATATTGTTTTAGCAACATCATCTATCATTGAAAGACTTAATTTTAATAATTTCTTCTCATCTGTGTCTACACCCAGTGCTTGTAACCAAGCCTCGTCTAGTGCATTCTCAGTATCAATTAGAATAACATAGATACCTTGTGCTTGTGCATTCTTAATTATATTGCCTGATGCTATGTAAGATTTACCTGCTCCCGATTCTCCTGCTAACACAGATACTTTACCCAGTGGAATACCTTTGTTAAAATCTCCTGATATCAAATAGTTTAATGCGTAGTTGCCTGTAGAGATCCAGTCTGTGGGATCATTAAATCCTAAACCCAAACCTTGAATTGATTTTGTAATGCTTTTTCTAAACTTTGTTGCGTCAAATACTTTTGTCATTTTTTTATTCCTATGTTCTTATATTAACACTAATTGGCTCCAGTGTCAATATGCTGGAGCCAAAAGGGAAATTAGTGTTATTTGCTTTGTCTTGATCTGATCAGTTTCAAGATATCTTCTGCTCTTTTAGCACTATCAGTGGATGGTTGAGGTGCTGCCGCAGCAGGAGCCGCTTTTACCGCTTCCACTTTGGTAACAATCGCTTCCCCATCAACTGGAGCTGTCACTGATGCTGATCCGTTCGCAGAACCATTTGCTGTAGCTGATACTCCAGCTGGTCTGAAATACTGACCATATTTTTCTAGATCATAAGCTTCACCTTCTACAGATTTTTCAAATAATTCTTTGATTATTTTTACTTCTGCATCGGTGGGCTTCTTGGGTCTGAAGTCTGAAAGATTAAACAATCCAAACTTGTCAATTGCTGCTCTTTCTGCCTCATCTAGAGCTCGTTCTCTTCTGCTCCATTTTGAAGTAGAGTAATCAGCATATCCGCCTTTGGATGTTTTGGTTATTCTAAAATCCACACCCCTCACAGCATCAGTTGGTAACTCTTCCATTTCTGGATCCAGTAACGCAGATCTGATTATGTTGAAAATTTGTGGACCAATAATGAATCTTCTAATTGGATTCTCTGGTGTTTTGTCATCACTTAATGGATTTTGTAACACAAAACCTTGGAATATGTAACTTTTCTTTTTCCAATATTTTCTGCCCATGTCTTCCATTGACTTGTCTTTGAACCAGGGTCTAACTTCTGTTAAAACTGGACAAGTTTCTCCATACATCTCCATGCATGGTACTTGTACTTGCACCGGTCTTGAATCCGCTTGTCCTTTGATTCCAGCAAAAGGCAATTTAATCATTGCTCTTTCAGTCCAGAAGAAAGTGTTGCCGGTATCCTTGTCAGGCAAGAAACGCACTACTGCTTCTTGATTTTCCTGTATGTTCCAGTGTGGGTAGATGGCGTTGTCGCCGCCTGTTGATGAAGTGGAGCGATTCACTTCTTGAGATTTTAACCTCGCTCTTATTTCAGCTAGTGTAGCCATGATGTAAGCCTCCTAATGTGCCTATGTTTGTTTTATGTTTGCCTAATGTATATTAGACATAAAGAATAATATACACACTTATTTATCAAAGATCAAGTGAATTATTTTATTATTTCCACCAGCACACTGTCGTGTCTGTTGGTAATATCTCTAAAATCGTATATTTTTACACTTCTGTGTAGATCTAAAAGTTTCTGTTTTACTTCATCTAGAGCTAACACGTCTTCTATGATGTATAATCCACCTATCTTTAGTTTGGGAAACAATAAATCAAAAGTTTTGATCTGGTCAAAAAGCCTATGTGATCCATCATCAATGACTATGTCGATATCGTTGGGTATTTCTTTGTATGTGTCAATGTTTGTAGAATCTCCTGTGATTATCTTACATCGATCTTTATATTTTTCGTCTGTGCTAAAAAAATTTTTCATTCTATAGTTTTTATCGATTCCATATATTGTTGCATTTAAAAAATAATCGTGCCATAATTTAATTGATGCCCCATGGTACACACCTATTTCAATTAATTTTTTAGTTTGTTCTTTCAAACCTAAAAATTTTTCCTCATAATACTTTGCAATATATTTGTGTGGCTCTAACGTATGATGGGCTTCTAGTCCAGCCACGTCTTTGGCACTCTTATGCTGTTGATTAAGTGCTAATAGAGACATTGCTATATACCGGATAATCTTTTGATGATCGACAATTCGTCTTCTTTTACCGACTCGTTGTCGCTGTCGTATTTTTGATTGATTTCCATAGCCGCCTCTTCCGCAGCTTCTCTGTCTTTTTTAACTTCTGCAACTGACGTGTGCAGGAAGTTGGCCAATTCTAGATCTGTCATTTGTCGAATAGTTGGTCCACCGCCCACGCTCTCTGCAGCAAAATCAAAATCTTCCAATTGCATACCTGCCAATTCTATGGCATCTTTCAATGTGTATTCCTTGTCGCCCACTTTGAACTTGTCGCCGGGTTTTATGCCAGCTGCCTTGGCTTTCTGCACTGCCTGAGCAAATTCGTTGCCTTCGGTCTTGGTGCCTTGCTCGTCTCTGTATTGTTTTGACACAACGATATATTCCTGAGGAGTCAATTGATGCACATCTTTGTTGTGTGTCTTTTTTAGCCAATCACGAAATCTGTATTCATCATTGATGTTGACATTGGCTTCTTTTATGGATTCCATCAAACCCAATTCACCTAATCTGTCCATGATCCACTCTTCGGGATCACCTTCTCTGGCCTTAGCCACCTCATATGGCATTTCGCCATTGCTCATGTAATAGGATAGCAATTCACGATATAATTTTCCAAAAGTTATCAGATTTTCTCCGGCCAATACCTCTTGCCATGATTCCGCATTCTGGTCTAATATCTTCTGCACTTCTTCTTTCTCTACGTTTCCCATGCCATAGTCTCGAGCTTGAGGGCTGAGACCCACGTCTGCAGGCTCATCCTTCTCTTTAACCGCCACTGATTCCATCCTTCTTTCTATGTGATCTTGCTGTACCCACTCATTAAAGTCCATATCAACCATTAATTTTTCCATCTGTTCGTCGGACAGCTCCGTGCCATCTTTGAATCGGGCATCTTGTAGGTCAAATATATTGTCACCGACGTCCTGCATCTCATACTCCACGGTGTTTAGATCCACTTCCTTGCCATCGATCATGATGGGCCTGTCGGATGCTTCCTGCACTGAATCCATCGCTGTCTGTGTCATTGCCGTGTCAAAATGATCATCTGACTTGTTGGCTTCCTTGCCTTGTCTGTTGTCTGATGCAGATGCAGCATCTTGTAGAGCTGTGATCTGTTCTGGTGTGTAATAATTTTGTATGTTTGGACTCTTTAATAAGGTATTCATGATATAGTTCTTAACAGTTTCACAAGCACAAGCATCTGGTCCTTCTCGATCTGCCAGTTCGCCCAACTGATCAAATAGATCATCATCGCCAAAACCTAAACCTTGTAGGGTTGACACAGCATTGACTGCTTCTGTGCCCACTGGAAAATGTTTGCTCATTACGTCTTTTAATTTGCTGAAATTTTCACCAGCATGATCTTCGTCTGGCAATGAATGGATGCCTTCGTTTACTTTGGATTCTGTTCTGTTGGCCCATTTCTCAAATTCTTCGCTTTCGCCTTTGGCTCTGCCTTGGCGGTCTTTTTTGGGAGCGAACTTGCTGGGATCTTGTCTAACTTCATCAGCGTATGCTGGATCCTGTTGCATTTTTTTATAATCATCGATATATCTTTTTGCCAATTGAATTGCAATTTTTTTATTTCTTGTATAATTCTCATCGGGTTTGAAGAACGGTGCTCCTTCGTTGCCCATGTCGTCGGCCACTTGGCTGGCAAAGTTAGCGATCCTATCTTCCTCGTCATTTCTGGTTAACATTCTTGAAGCGATATCTGATAGAATAGAACTCAACATGGTGTTCTTGTTTGAAAATTTTGTTACCGATAACATTTTGTCGGCAGCAGGATCTGCTCTTAACACCAATTTCTTTTCTGGATTGGCAAGGAATGATTGTACCATTGCTGATTGGTTTACTGGTGCTGGTATCTCTCCATCTCGGTCATCATACTCTTGCATTAATGAATGTATCAATGGCAGTGCTGATTCCACTTTGTCATCAAGATGTTTTAATGTGAATTTTTCTCTTAAACTATTTCTAGTGGCATCATCTAATTCAGCGATAGTGGTAGGTTGAAAACTTTCTTTAGTTTTCATGTAGTGTGCTTGCTTGCTTAAATTTTTTACATAATTTCTCATGTTTTCTAATTTAAGTCTGCTTTTTTCTATGATGTCGCCTACTGAATTGTTTAACTGATCTTTGTTGGCAGCATATCGAGCAAAACTATTAAGCTGAGCAATTTGTTCACTCATTGATATAATGTGTTTGCCAAAATCATCATGAGGTACGCCACCATTAGCAACGTGTCGAGCCATTGCTCTAGCACCTGCCAAATGTTTCATTGGGTATTTGAATCTTTCACCTTGTGCGTTTTCAATGTATAGACTATTAATCTGTCTGCTTCTAGCACCTGGTACAGATTCATCCACTGCTTTTGCATGTCTAATTATTAATCTTGTTTTGTCTAAGTTTTCGTAAGAAGATTTCCTAGTTCCTTTAAGACTTTCTGCTACTGGAATACCTGCTAGTTTTGTAATTCTGTTTAATTCTTCTGACATATTATCATCTGTATTTACCGTTTGATTAACATCTGCAAGATTCTTAAAATCCTGCTGTGTAAGGCTGCTTTTTGTGATGTCTCTCACATCAAAACTTATCTGATGTTCCACTGCAAAGTCTTTTAACTCCTTAAGGAAATTATACCAATCCGCTCGCGCAGTATCATCAATCTTTTCTACTAAACCTTGATTGTAGAACACTTTCATGCTCTCACCATCAGCAATGCTGATACTTACTCTACCAAAATTGTCTGAATTTTCACTGAATTCAAAATCAAAAAATACTGCTGATTTAGGATCTGCTGTTACATTACCCGCGCTGTCTCCTAATTGTATGTTAGAGAACTTGCTGCGTATTTTATTGAATAAATCCTGTGATGTTTTTGGCTTGATCATACTATATTTATTACGTGCCTAGGTTAGCAAATATAGGCATCGGTACTGTCCATTCAGTGGTCCTATCAGTCCATCTTTCAAATATTTTAGGGTCAAATGTGGCTAAAACCTGCATCATGCGAGTCATTAATAGACAAGCACTCACAAGATCGTCGTGCTGTCCGGGCTTGCCCTTGAAGGAAATACCCGATGCCACGAAGTCTTTCAACTCTGATATCAGTGGTTTACTGTTAATCTTCATTTTGCCTGATTCCACCAACTCTTTAAATTTGGCACAGGCTGCTATTTTGTGTTTGGCAGTGGTGTTAAATCCTCTTCGAAATTTTCTACGATGTCCTTTTCGTATAGGTTCACTCAAAAATTGACCATGAATATTTTCTTCTCCCAAATCCATCACTCTCAATAGCACTGCTTCTCCCAGCGTGTTGTTCTCCATGCTGTAATATATTGCAGGAGTTTCAGAAGGATTTTTTTCTACGATTGAATCATAGATGTGTTTTGTGATTGCTTGTAATATTCTAACCTGTTGGTTGGCAGGTGTGGTATTGTTATGCCATTCTCCCACTTGTTCGAAACTCGGTAATTCAAATATCTGTATGGCTGCAAAGTCTCCTCCTGTGCCCAAACTTGGATCCAGTGCCACCATGTAGGCATTGCCTGGTGTGGGTGTTTTCCACCAACGCACTTGTCCCATATTAATCAATGGATCTTTGCCCTCTAACTCAACTAATTTAATACTAGAGATCAAGGTTTCATCAAAGATTAAGAATTCGCACTCGTGCTCTCGACGGAATCTTTCCTCACCAATTCTACTTTTTTCTTGCTCAGCCCATTTTTCATCTCTGTCTGGGTGTTCAGACCAGTGGGCTCTCATGGCATAGAAACCATTGGTTCCTACAGTGTTGTCGTTGCCATAGTCATCATATCTCTTGCAGGCTTCTTTCCAAATCAAAGCGAACTGATCCTCGTCCGAGTTTGGTGTTGAAGTGATTAAACATTTTCCTCCTGTGGATAATGTAGGAGATAATGAAGTCCAGAATTCTTTGGCTTTCTCGGGCGGCTGAACGAATGCAAACTCGTCACAATATATTAGAGAAAGTGACATACCTCTACCTGTGTTCTCAGTAGTAGTAGTTGCCATTATTTTAGAACCGTTGTCAAATTCTATAGAGTTTCTGTTGTATTGGTTTACACCTGCTTTAATCCAACTGGGCAACATCTCATATCCATAACGCACCCTTGACATAATATCTGATGCTCCTTGATATTTGTGTGCTGCAATTAGTATTTGCGAATCAGGTTTGAACATAGCATACCATAGAAGATATCCAGCAGCACAGGTGGTCTTACCTGTTTGTCGTGGCAGCATGGCAATACTGAATCGATGATTATTGTAACTTTCAATTAATCTTTCTTGATAAGGAAAAGGAACAAAGTCCATGGATCCTTTGGTAGGATGTTGTATTTTAATAAATTCTTTCATGAAGAAAAGAGGACCGTTTTTTGGATCCATGCATTTCTCCAGTTTCAGAACCTGGTCTGCAGTGTATTTGTGTTTCTTGTGTGCCTTTTTTATTTGGTCACTATCTAATGATATGTATGCCATGGCTAGTATTTAAGTTTGAACCAATTCGTGGCGTTGGTATATGAAGTGGCTCCAAAGCTGTCCATATGACCTATTTCTAGTCTGTGTATCACAGCTTCCACGTAATCATTCCAATAATCCACAAACTGTTTCATTCGGGGATATTGTGGTGGTATATCTAGAGTTTGCCACCAAAATTCCTGTAGAATATTTTGGTAATCTGGTATCCTGTAGGTCACTTTTATAGAAGTGTATCTCAATCCGTTAGAATACTCTCCAAAGTACTTCATAAAAATATTTAGTGAGTATTCTTAGTTAAATTCTGACTACTTTTTGTCTTTGAGATCTTTAAGAGCTTTTTTCATTGGCTCTTCTTTGTTGCCATCTTTATCAAAGTCCAAATAGTCTGGTTTGGCTTTGGCAGCCTCTTGATAAGTTTGTTTAAAACTTTCGTATTGATTTCTTAGGCTGTTTGATAATTGTTCTTCAGTAATTTCACCTTCACCAATATTTACTGCTGGTGCAGACGGTTTACCTAATTTGCCCATAGCCAATGGATTGTCAGCAGGATTGTTTGGATTGGCTTGAATTTTTTGTTTGTTAAGTCCGCCTGAATTAGTATTAACTAGATCATTTACAGATTGAACTTTTTCATCTGGTTCATTGGCATATGTTTCGTCAGCTTTTACTTCTGGTTGATTTAACATAGCTTGATCTACTGGTTTTACTCCTGCCAGTTTTAACAATTGCATCATCATTGACGCTTCTTCTGGATTGTCGGTTGCTATAACAACAGACTCGTTCATTTTATCTTTTTTCATTTCTTTTCCTTCGTTTTCTTTTTCTTGTTTGCGTACTCTGTCCCACACATGAGCCTGTGATTGTCCGTGTTTCTTGATAAATGCTTCTCTGGTCATATCCACAGCATCTGATTCCATATCCATCAACCAACTTTTTACTTTTCCTTCTTCCACTGCTTCATTCACGCCCGCTGCTGCCATAAACTTTGCATGATCAAAACGTGGATTAAAGTGTTGGAATATAGCCGAATGATGTTGAGCATATTCTGCTCTTTTGATTGGATCTTCGATATCTTTTAAAAGGTCTGCGACATATTGGAAATGTTGACGTGACATACTTTCATCTATTTCGCCTTCGTTCTTTTCAATACTTTTGGCAATGTCGTGAGCTTTGGTGATTGTGGATTTTTCTAGAGGTGGTTTGTCTCCAGTTGCTTTCATTGCAGCTGCCATTCCGACAGCATATGGATTTTTTGCTTTTTCGTCCACAGCTCCGTTCGCTCTCTCCACATTTGATATTGCGTCTGTAACATTGATGTTAGGATTGCTCTCTTGAATCTGTTTAAGTCTGGTTAGGATGTCGATCATTTGCATAAGTCAATTACCTCTTGATTGGATCCGGATTGCCTTTCAAAGGTTTAAGAGCTGATCCTGCGTTCTTCTTATCGCCTTCGTTCTTTTGCACTTCCTGTTCCACTTTGGGTTTAGAGGCAAATTCTGTTTTGTCTTTTCTTGCTTTTAATAATTCTTTTAGAAGACTTTGATTGGCTCGATCTCCATACACCTCGTCGGCTTTGACTTTGGGAGCATCTTTGTATTCTATGTCCTGTAGCACTGATTTGAATTCTGAAGTTTCTTTGGTTTTCATTTCTTCTTGATATTGTTCTGTAGGTTCCCCAGGTTTTCTCACAACCAGTTGATTTGGTTGCAATCTCATGATATTAGAAATATATGAATGCATCTCAAATACTGATGCTGGATAAGATGTTTTTAATTCAAATATAGTCACTGCTGTATTTTTTAAATTTGGAAAATCTAATGGCACTTCCTGTATAGGAGTTTTTTTGCCTTTTGACAAAGTTTTAACTTCGTATTTTTTTAGTGCTGTCTCTAATTTAGATGGAAAATCTTCGCTTAAATCACCGGCTACCTTAATTCTGTAATCGTATTCTTTAGTTGATTCTGCTAGATATTGTTTAAAGTTTGTCATAATGCAGTATTTAGTCTTTCTTGAGTAGTTTCTTCATTAACTCATTACGGTCGCTAATGATCATGCCTTCGCTTTCAACCGGTTCGCTAGTGTCGTCTGAACCGCTTTTATCGATTTTAAGTTTTTTAAGTTGTAATTCCACCATCTGTAGTTTTTTATCGATTTTTTGTGATTTTGCATCTATAGCATTGCGTAACATCGAGCTGGCAACTTCAAAAATACGTCCAGAATATCTGCTGTCCACATTCATGCCCAGATCCATTAGGTTTTTATAGCTCTCTTCCGCTTCCATGGCCAGTTTGTCTAACTCTAAATCACTTAATTCTCCTAAACCTTTAACCTGTGGCAGTGCTGCTGCTATCTTGTCAAATTCTTGATAGGTCTTCTCCAACGCCTTGGCAGTTTGGGGATCCACATTTTTTGGGATACTGGGTTTGTCTTTTTCTTCTCGAGATTTCTCTTTGGCATCCACTTTGGAGAATGCTTCTTTAACATTTGGTAAATTGAGTATGTCTTCTAACTTGCGTGTCATGTTTGATATTTACTTGCGTTTGCCCTGATGGAATAATTGTTCTTCACTCAATACTCTAAAAGTAATACGATTTTGCCGAGCATAAGCAGTGGCAGCTTCCCATTTGGCGTGATTAATGATCACTTGTTTTTGCCTTCCAGAACTTTTACCAGCACGTTCCATGGAGGTCTGGTTCATGGGTTTTACCTCAATCAGTTCAGCATGTTTGCCACCATCCTTGTCCACATACACTATGAAAAAATCTGGCACATAGATTGTGTACTTTCCAGTAATGGGATGACGATAAGGTATCTGTATGGCCTCGCTGGCCCACTGATACACATTTGGGTGCTCATCACATAATCGCATGAATGAGTGTTCCCATCCGCTCCTGTAGGTTGGAGACTTTAAGCCCACATATTTGGCGGGATTCTTCATGGAGAATTTTCCTCTGGCGAATTTCATTAGGCTTTGATATTTCTTGAAACTACGTCTTTGCTGGTTCTGGTGTTCCTAACACCCAGTCTGCTGGTCTTGTATCTGTTGGCGTTGAGCACCACAGTGATCAGTTCACTCAATTGTGCAGGAGATGCATCGGTCAATAGATCCAATATCTGTGTGACAGGAACCGAATCGATTTTTGCCTGTTGTAGTATAACATAAGCAGTCTCTTCTGCCGGTTGTCTATCAAAACCTCTCTTGACAAAAAATCCCACGGCCGCATCATAGTCATTAGCATTGAACTGGAAAGGTTCCACATATTGATTTTCTCTCAGGGCATCAATAGTTTTTTGTAGTCGATCTTTTTGTTTTTGCGGTAAATTTGTATAGAATTCTGCCATTATAGTCTCGCTCTCTCGGACACTATTGATACCTCATTAGTGACCCTGTTTATTTTAATGTATCCTTCATTGACCAGTTTGGCTATGTCGGTCAGTGCTCTGCTCCTGTAAATACTTTTAGTGGATGCGACTGCTGCTGTGTATTCTATGTCGCTCTGTGCTATGGTCAATCCCTTCCGCGAACCTACCAACTTGTAGTAGATGCCCGCTGCCACTTGATCCCTGGCCGACAGGTTGTTCTCTATGAGGTTGAAAGATTCCGTTGGGCTGAGGAAGTTCTGCGTGTCTATCACAGGATTTGAAATTACTCGATTATTTTTATTTGTTCGATCGTCCACTAGTCCTTTGGCGCTGGCCAATGTTGCTCCCACGGCCACGGCCGCAACTGCTGCATTGCCCACAGAAAAATTACCCACAGGATTGGTTATGGTTCCGGCCTGTTTGCCGATTTCAATCACACCTTCTTTCACAATACCTTTTAATTCTTCTTTGGCGGCTTCTTTGGCTTTAATTTTTTTGGCATTATTATAGGTGTTAACAGCAGTCAATATGGTGCCTACATTAAAATTGTCTTTTTGTATGTCACTAATTACGCTGCCTATGCCATCCACTATGCCGCCTGGTCCAAAAATAGATGTGGTTCCTCGACCCAGCACACTCAATGGAGATGGTTCTAAATCATAATGCACGGTGGCAAATCCCGGCACACCTGTTTTTACCAATCCAACCCCATACAGCACTGTCTCGTAGAATATCTGCATGGTGTTGCTCATTATACCCGCGCCGTCGGCTTGGTCCATGTTGTCATGACTAAACGATCCAATTATAGGATTGACGAGTGTGAATGATGTGAATCTTTTCTTGTGCAATGCGAATATGGTTATGTTCTTTAAGAATGGTTGTTTACGCTTCTGTGCGTTGTCCATTCCGAACTGTGTGGATGCCTGAAATAATTCATATGTATTGTCTTTCGTGGTATTAGTACCCCCGGCGTTGGCCACAGATAGAGAATCTGATATGTTGTATTCATAGTATGACTTCCAGAACGCATTTACGGTGTCAGCATTGTCATCGTGGAAAGTGATAGTAACAGGAGCATATTGGATCTTGGTCCCCACGTAAATCTTTTTATTATACTGCTGTTTCTCTTCCAAGTTCATGTTGTATTTTGGCAGCTCGCAGCTTTTGACCAACATGTTGAGTTCATATCTCTCATTTGTTGTGAATGCCCTAGCTGGCACTGTGTTGTCTATGTCAAACACCACATGGAAAAGGAATTTCTGTTTGGGTGCTAATTTAAAATTATCATCTATGTATAATCTGCTGGCATGGCGGAAATCTTTCATGCCCGGAAGGCCGTTGCTGAAACCTGATAAGAAATTATTAATGCTTGGCATACCCTATATTTATAGTCACAAAAAAAGCGCCGTTAAAGGCGCTCCTTTTGCTATAAACGAAATGTAAAATTATATACCGCCGCCTGTGCTTAATGAACCTATGGTTCTTGTCAATGCTGTGCCAATTCCTGTGCCCTGTGGAGTTTGTACTGCGTTGTCATATCTGATTGATAATGTGATTGTGACAGGATCAGATGTAGCGTAAGCTAGGGTGTTGTAGTTCACTGAATTAACATAAGAGCCGTAAAGTTCCCAAGTTTCTAATATGCCTGGTGCTGATGAGCCATTACCACCATCTAGCATTTCAATTCTAGTGGTGAATTTATAATCAATACCTGAAGCAGCTGAAGCCTGTTCAAAGAAATCAAATTGTTTCTGTACTTGTTCGCCAACCAATTTAGAAACAGAGTTGTTAACATCGTCTCTTAAATTTAATGTGATAGCTTCCCAAGTGTGTTTGCCAGCTAGATAAACTCTTGAGTTGTAAACATCCAGTGTCACATCATCAAAAGTCAAGTTAGGTCTAGTAACATCGATAACTTGTTTGGTTAATTCTGATCTTGGAGTTGATACACCGAAGTTCTCAAGTATCACTCTAAAACGATACTGAAGTTTTGGCATCAACAAACCCTGTGATGCTGAACTCTGATCGTTTGCTAGTGGTACTGTAAATTTACTTAATGTTGAGATTGCCATATTTTTGTTCCTTTTTATTTACCGGGTATTAAACTCCCAAGTTAGCTATTTCTCCTGTGTTTTTAATTCTTAAAGGTATGTAGATAAACTCAACTGATTTCACAGGCTCAATTGCTATGTCCACATACAGTTCATTTCTGTCAATCCTTGTGGCAGTGTTGTTGGTCTCATCACACACCACTAAGAAGTCATATAATGCTCTTTGACCCACTAGTTCTAACAAGAATGATTCGATCGCACCTTTGATTTCATTTCTTGTTAAAGAATCATTTGGTTCGAATATAAACGGTTTAGCTATCTTATCTAATTGTGATCTTAGGTAAACAGTCAATCTTGAAACGTTAATTCTGTCTAGAGCTGAGCTAGTTGAAGTTTTGGTCAAGTTACCAAAGTTCAATATACCTGTGCCTGAAAAGAATGTGATTGGATTAACTTTGGCAGTGTGCATGCTGTCTCTCACAGATTCAGTTAAAGAGATCTGTTCAAACTCGCCTGTGGCACTGTCAATGTATCCCACTGAAGTTGCATTATCTACGATACCTCTTCTAGTACCAGCTGGTGCAAACCATGGGAATCCCACGTTGTCATTGTTGGCCAATACTCTCAGCATCATGTGACTTGGTGGAACAACAATTGTGTTTCCAGTGTTGTCTGTGGTTCTTCCTGATGGATAAAACACACCAAGATAATCACTAGATGTAACCAATCCTTCATCACCGTTGTCAGCAGCACCGGCTGTGTTGTTTGCCCAGTTGCTGATCGCTGTAGATGTTCCTGCTAATCTCATTGGTGTATCACCAATAACGAATGCTGTGTTATTTCTGTCAGTGTTTAAATTAACCAATTCAGCAATTACTTCAGGATATCCAGGACATGCAACGATGTTGAATCCTCTCTGATCTTCTCTGATAGCTTGGTTGGTATTAATTTCTGATTTTAATTGTTGTACAATTACTTTTCTCACAGATTTTCTACCAAATGTGCCAGAACCGTTATCGTTATTGGCATTCTTGGTCACCCATCTGTCTGGGAAATAAGTGGCAACAGATTCATTTGAAAATCTGATGTTACCTTTGCCCGAAGATCCAGAACCTGGATAAATTGCTGTGGTTATGTAATTGTTTCTGTATTCTTTGACATTGTATCCTGATCTTCTTGTGTTGAACAACAAGATTTCTTTTGGATATAAAGCTGGATCCGGAGCATCTGGATCTAAGAAGTTGTCAGTTAATAGAGCTTTGATTGTGCTGTCTGTTGGAGCACCACCTGTTGAGCTTGAATCTGTTTTAGCA